GGTTGGCTCTGCTTTATACAATGTATTTATATCTCTATCACGGCAGAATTCATCTGAACAGTATTTACATAATGCTTGACAATATGGTAGGTACTTCATCTGGTCTCCTAAACTTGAAATGTTTTACTATTATACTATTTCCATTGATTTCTGTCAACTAGTTTACTTCCTCGTATAACAGATTTCAATCCTGCATGTCCTGAACCGAATAAATCTTTAATCCAATTCCAACCTAAATTTAATGCTCTTGCTCCTGCAGCTATATTAGAAGTAGATTCAGACAAACCTCCTGTTGCTACATAATTCTGCATACGAAGAGCATCAAACTTATTTGCAATCATCTGACTTATTATCTGCTGTTTAACATAATCATTCTGATTTTTCATATTACTAATTTGATAATAAGTAGCTAATTTCTTTAAAGCATTTGGTAATCGGGGAGCAGTTCCAGATTCAAATCCTGATGCGCTAGGAACGCCAGAACCACCATAATTTATGTGCTGGGCTGCTAATACAGGGTTAATGCCTGCATCAACAGCACGAGCCATCTGCGCCTTTGGAGAATTATATTCTCTATTTTCAAGAAAACGCTCATAACCTCTTTTATCATCTTCCAAAGACCACTGCCTATTTTTCTGGTTTTGATAAACCTGCAAGGCGGAGTTCGCCACTCCGCCTAACAGACTAGCTTCAGTAGGGTGACCAGTAACCCATCCTAAAGCTGGTTTAACTACGCTATTAAAAAGTTCACTTATCATTCTTACCGCCTTTTGCCTTCTTCTGTATCTCTGCTAAACGACGCTTAGCCTCATCAATATCAGTAGGATCACCGGTAGGCTCAAAATGATTATCGTCATCATCATCTTTATCCTCATCCGCATCATCATAATCGCCTTCCATACTCGGGTCCAAAACGGAAGTATCACCTGCCAAATAACGCTTGACCATATACTCCAAAGGCATATAACCTGCAGTAGTAGTAATAATTTCACCTGTATTTCCTTCCTGTCCTTGTTCATTCATTAAACACCAACATTCAAGCCAAGTCATTTCTACCTCCCATGATCTACTCGTCCAGGAATACCTCTCTTCTGCATAGGACGAATAGCTGTAATTTGATTCCAAACATCGAACAATATACCGTTCATTCTATCTGTTGTCAAAGCCCAGATTCTATCAGACGGATTACAAGTAATAAACGAAGTATTTAAAACAGGGCCTGCATTAAGAGCGTCCATATTCGCAAACTCACGATATAAAGTCCAATAGTTGTAAGTATCTTTAAAGAACGAAGTAACTCTATCTTCTCTCCGTCTATACTCCTCATATCTAGGAACATAACCGAAAATACGATTATCCCAGTAATCAGTAACATCAGGTTGTGCTTCTATTCCACTCCAACAAACTTCTTTATTCAGCACTGCCTGATCACCGATTCCTTGAAATACTGGATGGAAATAATCTAACTGACTAGCACGAGAAAACCTGCGCTCTTTACGATTCTTATAACATGTACGAGGCATTACTGAAAGTAAACCTAATAACCATCCATGTTCTGTAAATCTACGAGTAAATCTTGGCATACCAGTTGCTGCTACTCCATGTCCTGCCATATTACCTTGTGCGTATGAAGTACCTGTATCTGTTGTCTTTAAAACCTCACTAAACACAAAGTTGCACTTACCGCCTCCAAGATACTCAGGACGCTGAAGACGACTATCAGCACTAGTAACACCAAAATGAGCTTTAATAAATTCCACATATCTGCTTCCTGCTCTTAAATTTAACTCTAAATATCTCTGCATCTGAAACGCATTACGAATATCTGCAACAGTTATATTAACTGCCGCTTTTACTTGTACTGGTATACGAACATCAGTATTATTACGCAACTCAATAGGGTAAGTCCCTCCATTAATCCAAATACGACCAACTTTAGAAGGAATATCCACTTTCGGAAGCTTAACAGTCTGACGCTCCGTCTTACCAGACAAAGTAGGAATATCCAAAGGTATATCCTCTGTCGTACCTGACAAATTAGGAATTGTCATTACTCCTAAAACTCTAATATTCTTAAGAACTTCTCCACTCAGTGCGTCATAAAGCTGTCCGCCTCTTAACTCAGCAGAAATCGGGAGAACAGGAAGATGTACATCATGTGTATGAGATGCAACACTAGACGGATGAGTATGACCTGTATCTGCTGCTCCTCCTACCTGATACAAATTCTCTCTGCTCTGCCAATCAAGAGACCAGGGCCTCTGATTATTATATGCAGTAGGCTTAGGAGAATTAACAGGATCTGCTGGATTCGCACGACCAACTGCTTCTCCTCCACTAAAATACGGAAGCTGCGAAAATCCAACACTATAATCAAACTGACGCAAACACAACACCATTCTATATTTCATACCTTCATCAGGACGAGTACCAACATAAGCCCATGCTACACCAAGAGCAGCACTGAAATCAGGACGAACTGAACCATCATCATACGGTTTACCTACCGTAAGATAATGATAATACGGATTCCACTTCGGTTCACTATCAGGAGGACGAACTACATATAGCTTCGTAAAATCTATACCTGTATGTGCCGCTCCTGTATTTCCTGACGCCGCAGTAGGATCTGACTTTATCGTATGTTCCTCTATCTCATCAGTAGCTGTACCTTTAACACGAATATTCTGCAATGGTACATACAACGGACTTTCAGGTTGTCCTACTTCAAACGAAGTCTTATCAGTNNGTCATCACTTTTAAATCTCCAATTTCTACCGAACCTAAATCAACTGAATCTCCTGCAATTTCAAACTGTACTTCCTGTCCGTCAATGTTAACAGAACCTTCACTTATCATAGTTCCAGAATCAATAACTCCGAAACCTTCTGCTGTTCCAGGAACTACTACTCCTTGCGCTGAACCTCTCTGAGGTGCAGGCATTGACATTGTAAGATAATCCTGTTGCCAATTACGACTAATAATGCCTATCATATTAAGATAATCAATATCAGTCTTTAACTCCATATCATCATCACCTTTATAAATAGTCTGCGAATCAGATATAAAAGTATTACGATACCATTCATCATAAATCAACTTATATGCACGAATAGGCAACGCATTTACTGCAATATTCATACTAACATTATCTGACGGAATAGACCAAGTATAATTCGAAGGAAGTCCCATATAATCACAAATCGAATTCCTAGAGGCATTCGTTCCTTTCAACGGAGCATTTGTGAATTTATACCAAGGATCATAATTAACAGTAGGATGATTACGAGTATCCGTACCTTTATCTCCTCCTGTTATAAACGATTCCCAATTGTCCCAAACTATACGATTAGGAACAAAGAAATAATGCAAAAATACATCAACTTGATGCATTATAGGCGCTACAAGAGGCTGAAACCTCATAAACAACGCTGCACTAACTTTGAACTTATCTCCTGGAAGTATATCTTCAGCTAAAAACGGAATTAATCCTCCCATCGCTAAACTTCCTTTTACTGAATGACTCAAATTAAAACGACTATAACGCTTTGCCATTGCAACTCCTTGAATTTAAATTTTCCTTCAAAACTTTTATCTGGTTCCTAGCCTCACGGATACGCTTATAATGTTTAATTACAAACGCTACATGTACTGGCAACCATCCAAAAGCAGCTACAAACAAAAATGCATAATACGATTTACGATACTGCTTAACTAGCGCTTTTAGTTCTTGTTTTTCCAATTCCATACCTTCCTGTTCTACAAAGTCGATTCTGGTCATGATTTACTCCTTTCCAATATTTTTCATTAAAATCTATCGCAACGAGCTTGTTTCCGACTAATCTCAAATGCCTTGAATAACGCATGTTTTCTGGGTGTCCGTTGATAAAGTAAATCTCGTTTGCTAATGCATGATAAATTCTCGGGGCTATTCCCAAACTTTTTGCGATAGTAACGGGGCATAGGAGCAAGCCTACCGTCAGTTCCGATAATCCAATCATCGCTCCTAATAGTACTAGCAATATACTCTGCATACATGCCTCCTATTCCTGGTCTACAGGAAACATAAANNTCTACATACTTGTTTAAATAATTCATCCTAGCTGCCGTAACAGGCGCCGACATAGTGAATCCTTTATTCCAAGCCGCTTGTATATCGGTATCTTTGTAGCATCTTTCCGTCCATAATATACCGTGCATGTGCGGACGATGAGTTTGTGGCCCAAACTTGCTAACAGCAACATATCTCGGCCGTTCACCTCTACGGCGAAACCACTGCCTGAAATTCCAAAAATTTTGCCTGTTCTTTTCATCAGTATATCCTGTTAT